GAGGTACAAAGCAGAAACACAAAGAAGTTTAAGGAAGTACAAGAAGAATTTGGTACAGCTTTTACTGCTAAGGAACGAGGAGAAGCTGATAGGCTTGTAGATGCGTTCTACAGAAACGAACACGCAAAAGAACTAATAACTAAAGCAGAGTTTGAGATACCAGCTATAGATAATGTATTAGACTTCCCATTTAGAGGTAAAGCAGATGTATTAGCAACAAATAGAATAGTAGACCTAAAGACAACTACAAACATAAAAGACTTCAGTTGGAGTGCTAACAAGTACGGATATGACGTACAATGCTACTTATATTGTAACCTATTCAACAAAGAGTATAAAGACTTCTACTTTTTAGTATTAGACAAAGGCTCATTAGATATAGGTATATTTAACTGCTCTGAGGAGTTTTACTACAGAGGCGAACAGAAAGTAGAGAAAGCACTTGACTTATACAACAAGTTCTTTATAGAGGGTGCAGACTTAGATAACTATTGTTTAACAGGAGAATTATAAAAACAAATGAACAACTTTAACAAAAACGAAATAACAGCATACAAATTAGGTTACAGGGTAAATGAAAAAGGAGATTTAATAGGATTAAAGGGTAATCCTGTAGGCTCTTTAAGTAATGGATATTATAAATTTAAAATTAGAATTAAAAATGGTTATATAAATTGCTTAACTCATAGGCTTCAAGCATATCAAAAGTATGGAGAAGATATTTATAAAAAAGGTATTGTATGTAGGCATTTAAATGGTAACCCTTTAGATAATTCTATTGACAATATAGCAATAGGGACACAATCAGATAATATGATGGATAGAAAGAAAGAAGATAGAATAGCACACGCAAAATTAGCCTCTTCATATAATCAAAAACATAATCCATATATTATTAAAAAATATTATGCTAAAGTAAAGTCATATAAAAAAACTATGGAAGAGTTTAATATAAGTAGCAAAGGTACTTTACATTACATTTTAAATAAAGCAGAATAAATGAAACCAAAGAAACACACACAGATACAACGCATACTTAGATTAGAAAACATAGTAGCACAATTATATGTACAGATAGAAGCTATCAAACTTACATTATCCAAAAAAGAAAAAAATAAAGATGAACAAAAAGATTGATTATATTAGTGGTACTGAAACAGCATACACAATGAATGAACAAGAAGAATTAGAGTACGAAGAATGGAAAGCTGGTGTATATGATGAAGAGGACTTTTACCAATATGAAGCAATGGTAAAACAAGAGAGAAAACAAATGCCTGTATATAGTGGAGTACTTAAATACTTCCCAGATGCAATAAGAGAGGTAGCTAAAGTATCTTGGGCTGGTAATCAACAACACCATCCAGACAAACCTTTGCATTGGGATAGAGCTAAATCATCAGACGAATTAGACGCATTAGCAAGACATTTAATAGAGGCTGGTACAATAGACAAAGATATGCAAAGACACTCAGCAAAGGTATGTTGGAGAGCCTTAGCTAACCTACAGAAAGAATTAGAACAAGAGGGTAAAGCACCCTTGAGCCAATATAATAAAACAATATGAAATTTAAATTAAATATAGAATACTTAGGGAAACGAGAAAACAAACACGATACAGATAAAGATATGTACCACTTAACCTTTAAAACTTACAATGCAGAAATAACAGGTAAGTTTGAGAGAAGCGAGTTAAGACACTTAATACAACAATTAGACAACGCAATAGTATGAAGATATAAAACCTACTTAGATAACTATTGTTTAACAGGGGAACTTTGAGTATTAAAGAAAAATATAAAGTAAAAAGCATATCAACGCAAGATTGTAAAGAATGGATATTAAAAAAGCATTATTTAAAAAGAATGACTTCTTTTACATATTCTTTTGGTTTGTACAAAGATTTAAGTTTAGTAGGTATCATTACTTTTGGTAATGCTGTACCAATGCAAATGAAAAAATCTTTATTTGGTGTTGAATATATGCACTTGGTATATGAATTAAATAGATTAATTACTAATGATGATTTAGATAAAAATGCAACTTCTTTTTTTGTTTCTAATAGTATAAAAAAATTACCTAAACCAATTATAATAGTTAGTTATGCTGATAAATCTTTTGGTCATAATGGATATATTTATCAAGCTACAAATTTTTATTACACAGGTCAAAGCCATACTCAAAAAGATTGGAAGTTAAAATCAAGACCAAATATACACACAAGAACATTATTTGATGAATTTGCTTACTCAAAAGACAGAGTAAAAAAACTAAAAGAAAAATATGGAGATGATTTATACCAAGTTGAAAGACCCCCAAAAAATAGATATGTATTTATAAATGGAACAAGAAAACAAAAAAAAATTATAATGAAAAGTAAACTTTTTAAAATTAAAAATTATCCAAAAGAAACAAATAAAAGATATGATGCAAGTTACAAGCCTCAAACACAAATTAAATTATTTTAGATATGAAATTAAAAGCAATTAGAGATATAATATTACAAGTAAACGATATAGATATATTTGAGCAAACAAGACGTAGAGAAGTTATAGAGATGCGAAGTGTAGCTAATAAGTATATGAGAAAACAAAACAAAAAGATATTTAGAGATATAGTAAAAGAATATAAAGAGAACGGATATAACACATCACATTGCTCTATAATACATAGCTTAAACACATATAAGCAACATTGTAAATACAATAAAAACTTAGAGCTAACATATAAACATCTATTAGGAGATACTAAACTATATGTAATGGAGAAGCTACCAAAAGCTACTGACCAGCAGATAGAACTGATAGAAGAAATATTAATGCACTAAAAAAAATTAATTCTGTTTATATATTAGTAACTTGAATAATCAAGTTTTTTCAAGATTTAAAACTATGAGTGATAAACACGGAGGCTCAAGACAAGGTGCTGGTAGAAAACCAAAAGCACAAGAGCAAAAGTTAATAGAAAGGTTAGATGCAATAATAGACAAAGACGAAGCATTATCTAAATTAGGAGAGTTAGTAGCTAAAGGAGATATGAGAGCTGTACAACTGTATTTAAGTTACAGATATGGTAAACCAAAAGAAAGCGTAGACATAAACTCAAGCGAAGGCTTAAACATAAATTTTAGAGATTTAATAAAGTTCGTTGATTGAGATACACAATAAATACAAACCTATACTTAGTGAAGATAGTAGGTACTTTATAGTTAGTGGGGGTAGAGGTAGTGGGAAGTCTTTTACTATCAATGCCCTCTTAGTTATGCTTACATACGAGCAAGGACACACAATCCTGTTTACTCGTTATACATTAACCTCAGCTTATATATCAATTATACCAGAGTTCATAGATAAGTTAGAACTCTTTAATTGTGTACACGACTTCCATATAACCAAAGACGAGATACTAAACAAAAAGACAGGAAGCAAGATAATCTTTAGAGGTATCAAAACATCAAGTGGCGACCAGACTGCAAACCTTAAATCTCTGCAAGGTATTACTACTTGGGTAGTAGATGAAGCTGAGGAACTAACAGACGAGCAGAAGTTTGACACTATAGACTTATCGGTAAGACAACAAGGTAAGCAAAACAGAGTTATACTAATACTAAACCCAACAACTAAAGAACACTTTATATATACACGCTTCTTTGAGGATAGAGGTGTACAAGAGGGAAGCAATACAACAAAAGAAAACACTACCTATATACACACCACATACTTAGACAACTTAGAGAACTTATCTAAAAGCTATATAGACCAAATAGCACAGATGAGAGAAAGACGACCAGAGAAATACAAACAACAAATGCTTGGTGCTTGGATGTCTAAAGCTGAGGGTGTTATATTTAGCAACTGGACTATAGGAGAGTTTAAAAGAAGTAGCGTAAGTGTATGGGGTCAAGATTACGGATTTGCAGCAGACCCATCTACATTAGTTGAGGTAAACATCGACAAAGCTAATAAGACTATATATTTAAAAGAGTGCTTTTACTTACCAAGACTAACAACATCACAAATAGCAGACTTAAATCAGAAACACGCAAGAGATGGTTTAATAGTAGCTGATAGTGCAGAGCCAAGACTAATAACAGAACTTAAAAGACATTGTAACGTAAAGCCAAGTATAAAAGGACAAGGTAGTGTAACATACGGAATAAGCCTACTACAAGACTATGACTTAGTGGTAAGTCCAGATAGTACAAACCTCATCAAAGAACTAAACAACTATCGCTGGTTAGAACGCAAATCAAATACACCAATAGACAAATACAATCACTTGATAGATGCAGTTAGATACGCTGTAGGCTATCAATTACAAAATCCTAATAGAGGTAAGTATATTGTTCACTAAAATAATTTAAAAACGTTTATATATTAGTATGAAAGTTAATCTAAGAATACCGACAACTTTAAATGATGTAACTCTAAAACAATATCAAGAGTTTGCAAAGTTAGAAAACAAGTTAGATGATACAAATGATTCTACAATACAACTAAAGATAGTAGAGATATTTTGTAACGTTCCAGAGATAGTAGTAAGAAATATGAAAGCTACAGATATTGCTGAGGTCTGTGAAATTATAAATACTATGTTTGATGCACAACACCAGCTTATAAATAGATTCACACTTAATGGTGTGGAGTATGGCTTTATACCAGAGTTAGATGATATGAGCTTTGGAGAGTATATGGACTTAGATACCTTTATAGGTGATAACGATAATTTACACAGAGCATTAAATGTATTGTTTAGACCAATAGAACATAAAAGAGGTAATAGGTACAAGATAAAAGACTATAACCCAGATACAAGCGAAGATGCTAAAGATTTTCCTTTAGATGCAGTATTAGGT